CGAACACTGTATGCGGCTTTTCCTTGACGGGACGCATCGGCCCCGCGTGTTCACGGCGAAAGAGCTGGTCGCCAACGGCCACAACGTCGGCAAGCACAGCCGAGACTGGTTGCCGACCATCTGGCCGATTCACCCAAACTGCCGCTGTGATACAGTCGTGGTGCCCGACACTTACGCTTTCAACCGGCTGTGGAAGCTGGTTCCGGAGCGCCTAGCCAAGAAGGGCGGGGATTTCGCTTTTTCAAATCCCACCGGCCTGATCTGCGGAGGTAGCTGTGGCTGTGGCTGTGACCACTGACACGACGCTCGCGGACATCGAGTGCCCGCATTGCCGTGAACGGGTCGGGCGCGTGAGCGGGAACCGTCTAAAGATAAACGTGCGCTCGCGCCTCGTGGCCGTGCATAAGAGCGGGCAAGCTGAGATCAACTGCCCGCGCTGCCGGGGTGTTGTTCTGCTCCCGCTGCGATACGACCCGGCGGATCAGCCCCCCACGATTTCAAAAAGCTAGTTGACACTCCCTGAAACCGCAGTTATCGTTTAGCCACCTTTCCGCAGAGGCCACGTCAGGGGGCAGCGGGCTGTTTGAGGCTTGACGTGGCAGACTTCGTATCCAGTGACGGCATGTTCTACCGTTGGGTTCCCTTTGAACTCGTCGAGAAGTCGGGTGACAAGGACGAGAACCTTGGGCGGATTCGCGGCACTGCGTCGTCAGAGGACGAAGACGCCGAACAAGAAGTGATTTTGCAGTCTGGTCTCGACTGGGCGGATTTCATCGGCTCTACCGTCAAAAAGGGCCGAGGCTTCTTGACCTACGAGCACCCGCTCGGCGTCATGAACATCGTTGGCTTCCCCACGATGGTCAAGGCGCACATGGACGTGGCTGTGCCGTTCACCGAGATCGAGGGCGCCCTGTACCTCGACGACAAGCTCGGAAACACCATCTACGAAAAAGCCACGGCGATGAAGAAGGCGGGCGGCCAGCGCCAGCTCGGCTTCTCTATCGAAGGCCGTGTGAAGCCGAACGGCCGCGATGGCAACATCATTCGGGCCGCCAAGGTCGTGAGTGTGGCGATCAGCCCGGTTCCGAAGAATCCGACGAGCTTGTGGGAGCCGATGGCTGCCTCGCTCCTGTCGGCGCTTCAGAACGGCGGGCCAGAGGCGTTCTTGGCGAAGGCCGAGACAATGGGCTACCCGGTCGGCGGCGAAGCGGCCGTTGGTGTCGGTGGCGTAGGAAAATTGGCAACGCAGTCCCTTCAGGACGCGGCGGGAGCTGGTCCCCTGTCGAATCTCCTCAAGGGAGTTTCAGTGGCGGACATTCTCACCATGCGCGTTTTGAAGCAGATCCCCGAGATTTCGTGGGACCGGGCTGGCGCTTTGCTCACAGAGATCCGTGACAACGTAAACGGAATGAGGACATGACCATGAAGAAAGCGTCGGAGCTTCGGGACAATCTCATGAGGGGCGGTTTCGACGAACTCGCTGCCGAGCGCATGGTGGCGAACGCCATCGACGAAGGCGACGTCGAGAACGACATCGACAAGGGCGGCGAATTCGCGGGCTTGGACGCCGGAGCGGTGGACGACGCCGCTTTCGAGATGCGTAAGAGCCTCGACCTCGACGAGCCCAGCGATGACGACGACGACGACGCGCTCGTCAAGAGCGGCGGCGAGCTGGTCGAGATCGAGCCGGCCGTCGTTTCCGAAGACGACGAGGGCTTCATCGACGTCTCCGACACGCTCAACGCCGTGGTCAAGAGCCAGAACGAGGCCATCGGCCATATCGGCGCCCTGCGGGACACCGAGATCGCGCGCCACGGCCGTCTGTCGAAGGGCCTGCTGGCTCTCGGCGCTCTCACCGAGCACAACTCGCGGGCAACCCTCGTCATCGCGAAGTCGCTGGGCGAGATTCAGAAGAGCCAGAGCGCCATCATGGAGCGTCTGGCGATCCCGGTCGCTCCTCGCTCTGTCACGGGGGCCGCCGAGGCCGTTCCGACCCCGGCCGAGGCCGGCGGTGGCGGCGCGGAGGGCAACCTCGCCAAGTCCGAGGCGATGCTGAAGTCGGCCAACGCTGAGCTTCAGAAGGGTGACGCGACTCCCGAGCGTATGCAGGAGCTTCTGAGCGCCGTTTCGGCGCTCCAGACCGGCATCTCGCACGAAGTCGTGGCCGAGAACTACAACGTGGCTGTCAACTAAGCTCCTGTTCACTCGTGCGCGGCGAGACGAGCAGACTGCAAGCAAAGAGGAACAGGGGATAGAAAATGCTGAATCTTCACGGACTTCAGGGGATGGTCGGCCAGGAGGTTTCCATTGGGGATCTCCGCGAACTGAACAAAGCTCTCCGCGCTTCGGCCCAGGCGGTCATGAAGGGCGAAGTCGGCTACCCGGCTCAGGGACAGGGCTTCGTGGGCGGCGCTGGCGGTCACGGCGAGATCGCGCCGCTGGTACCTCAGTCCATCCAGCAGACGCTCGACAGCGCCACCTTCACGCAGGCCCACATTGTCCTGTGGAAGATGCTGTCCAAGGTCAACGTGTCGAGTACGCTGCACGAAGCGACTCGCGTGAACCAGCACGGCTCGATGGCGCTGGACCCCTTCTTCGCGGAAGGCGGAGTCCCCGACATCTCCGAGGCGCAGTACGAGCGTCAGGTCGTTCGCGTGAAGTTCATGGCGGAGTACATCGAGCTGTCCGACGTCGCCACGATGGTCGGAATCATCGGTGTGAACCGGCAGGCGCTCGCTCAGCGGACGCAGGACGGCACGCTGGCCCTCATGGGTAAGCTGGAGCGCGCCCTGTGGAACGCCGACAGTTCGCTGTCGGACCTCCACTTCGACTCCATCCCGGCCCAGATCCGCGCGAACGCGCCGGATAACGTCACCGACATGCGCGGCGCGGCCGTCACGCCCCAGAAGTTGCAGGAACTTCTCGGCGAGCTGATGTCGGACCCGAACTACGGCAACCCGAACGCCGTCATGGTGGACCCCCGCGTCTATCAGGCGCTCAGCAACATCGCGACCACCTACGGTCGCCACGACCAGCTCCGGATGCACGGCGGCGGCGCTTCGGTGAGCTTCGGCCACAAGCAGCTCTTCGTCGGCAGCCCCCAGGGTGACGTGCCCATCATCCCCGTTCCGATGATGAAGCCGGTCACAACCCCGAACGACGCCGCCCAGGGTGACACGCCCCCGGCCGCGATCTCCACGATGTCCCCGGCCGTCTCGAACCCCGGCGCGGACGCCGACAGCCAGTGGCTCGCCGCTGACGCGGGCGACTACTACTACAAGATCGTCGGCATCGGCGACAAGGGCGTCACCGCCGCTCACGAGCTGGGTCCGATCACGGTCGCGGCCGGCGAAGCGCCTCGCCTCGCCGTTGCGGACGGCACCGAGGACGCCAATGGCCTCCACAGTGCTATTCGCTACTACCGCGTCTTCCGCAGCGCCAAGGACGCCTCCAACGGGGACAACTGCAAGTTCCTGTTCGAGCAGACCGCGAACGACGTGGGTGGGTCCGACGAGACCTACATCTTCGACTTCAACGCGGTCCTGCCCGACACCGCGTCGATCTACCTGCTCCAGAACACGCCGGACGTGATGTACTGGGCGCAGCTCCTCGACTTCACGCGGCGCCCGCTCGGCCAGTTCCAGACGACGATCCCGTTCCTGCTCATGATGTTCGGCAGCCCCTTCGTCAAGGTCCCGACGAAGAACTGGATCATCGACAACTGCGCGCTGTCCGTGTAGCCGCCTGATTCCCGGCCGGGGACGTCCCCGGCCGGGTTCCAGTGACTCTCAGCTAGGAGGCTCACCGTGAAGGTCTACCGCTCCAAGAAGCAGCGCGGCAAGTTGCTCACCGTCCGCTACGAGCAGTTTTTCTGCGCGGACAGAGACGGCGTGCTGGTTCCGCAGCCGGATGGCCGTGCGGCTGAGTACATGGCGGCGCACCCGTCGTTTTCTCGCGTTGAGATCAACGACGAGCGCGCCATCGAGCTGAACCTGCTGGTTCAGCCGGAAATCGTGAATCCCGGCCCCCCGATCTCCGGCGAAGCGCCGACTCTCGTGGTTGTGCCCGAGCCCGCTACTACGGTGGCGCCCGAGCCGGACAACTATGAAGAGCTGGGCTGGGCTGAGCTGAAGGCCGCCGCGCGTGACCGGGACATTTCGGTCTCCCGCAAATCCAAGGAAAAACTGATAGCAGAGCTTCGCGCCCTCGCGGAGTAGAACGGAGGTTCCCGATGGCGGCGAATTACGAAAATCTGGCCGAACAGATCGGCAAGACCATCCAGTTCGGCGACTACGAGGTGAACGAGGCCATGAAGGCTATGTTCACTTCGCTGTCTTCGCGCGAGGCGGGCTCCGGCGCGGACGAGATTCCGCTGCGCCCCATCGTCGGCCTGAACGCGACCAACGTGGGTGACGCTATCGCGGCCATCGTGGCGGCGAACGGCGGCATCGAGTGGCAGGATTCGGTCCTGTCGCAGCATGACGCGAGTGGCGCGGTCCCGGCTGGCCCGGCTGACGGGGACCGCTACCTGTGCTCCGGAAGCGGCAACGGCTGGGTGGTCCACTACATCTACGAGTACGACGCGAACACCGAGCTGTGGCTCAGCACCACGCCGACCATCGGCATGGTGGTTCCCGTTGACGACGAAGAGGGCGCCGAGTACCGCTACAACGGCGCGGCCTGGGTCAAGCACGACCAGGGGAACTTGATCGTCCCGACACTCTTCGACCTTCTCGACACGACCACGCACGAAGACGGGCGCCTCGTCCTGGTTCGCAACGGGGACCTGGTTGGTCTCATGAACGCGCTCCAGGACGGCGGCGGCGGGTTGTCCAGCCTCTACACGGCCCACCTCGCGCTGGGCAACGGCGCGGGTCACGTCAACGGCGCGGACGAGACGAACACGCTGAACGACACGCTGAACGAATATGCGGCAACGCTCAACGACTTCAAGGCCAAGCATAACGCGCACTGTGCGCTCGCGGCAGGAACGGGTCACGGAAGCGCGGACGCGACCAACCTCGTCACGGTGGCCGATGCGACCCCCGGCGACATGACCGGAATCATCGCCCTGTTCAACGACTGCGTGGAGCAGTTCGTTGCTCACGCGCAGGATGAGACCGGAGCACCGGCAATCCACGACGCGACCCTGGCCGCGCCCGACGTGGATGAACTGGACTCCTCCGCGGCTATCGCTGGGATGCCCAGCGGACTGTATATGTTCGACGAGAACGCCGACACCGTGGCTCCCTCCGAGGATCTGCCCTTCCCGTTCAACTTCCGGCCTTCGGCTATCGCTGAGGGCGCTGTCGGTCGCTGGCAGCTCGTGTCGAACACGTCGGCCACGCTCCTGATGGGTGACGACGGCGGCGACGGCGTGGGCGCCGATGACACGGCTAACAGCAACGCAAGCACCATGAGCGAGGACGGCGGAATCCCTGTCTTGTTCCAGGCCGATGCTTCCGGCATTCTGACCAACTTCTTCGACGCGAATGACGACGACGGAGCGCCGTTCCAGATTCAGATCGTCGATGCGTGGTTCGTGGACAAGGTGGACAACACAGGCCACACGGCATGGCTCAACGCTGCCAACGCTGGTGACGGTACGGACATCACTGACCATGTGGCGTTGGGTGCCACAGCGGGTGGGCTGCACCGGATCGCCACCATCGACCTTGACGCAGGGCTCATCAGCGGCGACGATTTGGAGCTGTCGGTCGAAACGGACGACGCTTCGGCTGAAGTGACCGCGTTCGTGCTCGCCTACAAGCATCACTCGGAGGCGTAGACCCCGCGTAAGTCGCGAGGCTGCTTCTGAGTGCTGTGAGATACGCCGGCCCGCCCTTTCGGGCGCGGTCGGCGTTTCCTTTTGAGAGGTAGGGGCCGCATGATCACCGACATCATTACGCCGCAGTGGCTCAAAGACCGCTACCTTGTCGGAATCGACCTGCGGGACGACAGCGGCGACGACTATCCGGACGACCATTTCCTTCACGCCATCGACGCGGCCATCGCCTACGCCGAGGCCAAATACGACTTGACGCTCCGCCGGAATCGTTCCGCCGTCTACCAAGAGCGAAAAGATAGCAACTGGTTCGACGCGATGACGTGGTATCTCACAATTACAAATCGCAGACCCCTGATCTCGATTGAAGAATTCACGGTGCAGTTCGGCGACTACCCTGCCGCCGAGATCCCCGTGTCCTGGGCGATGATTATGTCGAAGGCGGCGGGCCAAGTTCAAATCATCCCCGGTCGCCAGGGTTTCCGTTTCGCGTTCCTGGGCGGGGCGGGGCACGCGCTGGGCTTCGCTGCGATCTCCGGGCGCGGCTACGTTCCGGGCTGGCTGAAGATCAGGTATACGGCCGGCTTCGAGGAATCCCTCACGGGCGTAGCTACGGGCGCGGAGGACGCGCATTCCTTTACTATTACGGGGGGCGCGGACAACGAGGTGCAGGAGAAGGTGCAGGTTGCTTCGCACGTCAAGATCGGGGGTGTGACATTTCGGATTTCCGACATTTCGGACGATTTGCAGCAGTTCACGGTGACTGAGGCCATCCCCACCGACATGACCGACGAAGCCGTGGTGCTGCTGGACTACGACCCGGCCATTCTCGACCTCATCGGGCTCCAGGCGGCGCTGCCGATTCTGGACACGGCCGGCGATCTCATCATCGGGGCCGGAATTTCCAGCCAGTCCATTTCGATGGACGGCCTTTCCCAGTCGATCTCAACTACTTCCGGCGTCGAGAACGCCGGCTACGGCGCCAGGGCGATTGAGTATGGCAAACGCATCGAGTCCATTGACAAAACCATCCGGCGCAAGTACCGGGGCATTAAGATGATCGGAATTTAGACATGCCGCCGACCTTCCGAACATGGGTTCCGAAGAGAATCGAGAAGCAGCGAGTTGACTTTGACCCGCTTGGCTTCCGCCGGCTGATTCTCACGAAGGGCTACCGAATGCTCTGGGAGCAGGCGGCACGCTGCCCCTGCGAGCGCATTCTGGTCGCTGGTGGCGTTACACAGGCTTCGGGCGAGTTCCAGACCGAGTGCGAAGAGTGTCACGGCACGGGGGTCATTTATCACTCCCCGCTCCTGATTATCGCGCTGTTCGAGGACGCTACGCTGAACCCGGAGCGGTTCGCGGTGTACGGCGAGAACGCGACGGGAATGGCGGGGATCTCGCTCCTGCCCGAGCACGTAGCCAGCTTTCTCGACCGCTTCACGATGGTAGACACCGCTCTCAACTTCAATGAGACGCGGGAGCGTTTTGGCACTGTGGAGCGGCTGCGGTACCCCGTGGCGACCCGATCTGTCGTTATCGGCACGGTGGCAGACGACACGGAGACCGAGACCATCGAAGTTGGCGTCATCTATGGGCGCACGGCCGACGATAACGGCATCCTGTCCGACGTCGTGCTGGAGCAGGACACACACTTCGAGATCACGGCCGAGGGCTTCATTGACTGGACGGTGGGCGACATTCTGGGGACGGCGCCGGAGATCGGTCAGCGGTACTCGATGCAGTACGCCATGCACCCGACCTACATCGTCAAGAATTTCCCGTTTGCGGCCCGCGATACGTGGCTGCGGACGAAGCGCCCGGCAGACACTTACGAGCGGCTGCCGATTCGCGCAATGTGCTGGCTGGAGTGGATGGGCCGCAACAAGTGGCCTGACAGCGAGTAGGACGTGGCAACGAAACGCGGCATTGTGAACCTGCGGGAAGTTCTGGGCTTGAGTGACCGGAACCGCATGGCACGGGCTCGTCGAATCGGCCTCGCCCTGTGGCGCGAGTGGCGAGCCCTGTCGGCGAGCCTGCCGCCCAGGTTCCGTGTGCCCTACAATGCCGCGATGGACATGGACGTGACGCCGAGAACGGTCAAGCTGGTGCTTGGCGGCGACACTCTCGTTCGGAGCGTGGAATACGGCTTCGGGGCCGGGGGCGTGGGCACGCGCGGCTCATACGACATGCGCTTCACCCATCTTCGCGCCCAAACCAAGTCGATCAGGCAGTCCCGATCTGGGTTTATGTACCTCAACGTGCCTTTCCGGGTCACGAAACGCGGCATGAACGCGATGGCGGCCTCGTCGGGGGCCTACCGGAAGGCCAGCCAGCTCGAAGCGTCCGTTCGGAGCAACATGGGCACGGCGTGGGGCGGTCGGCTATCAAACCCGTCTCAACTGGCACAGAAGCTCAAGCCGCACCACGCCACGGACCCGCTGGCCGGGCTCTACAAGCACAAGAAGCCGGGCGACAAGAAGGCCACCTACGGCACCTTCCGGCGCATGTCTTTCGGCCCGAACGGGAAACCGTGGATGCACCCCGGAATCCCGGCCCACCGGCTCATGCGTAAGGTGGCCGACCAAGTACAGCGAATCGTCTCGGAGGTGGGCTGATGTCTGGGCTGTTCGACCTGCACACTGTCATGCGCCTGCGCGAATACTGGGACGCCATGAAGGTGGACGAAACCGCTTTCACGGCCCTGTTCGTCGGGATTCAGGCCGACGTGATCGCCGGGTGGTTTGAGAAGCTGTCTCATCGCAACGCGGTGGACATTCGCACTGCGTGGAACCCCGAGCAGCGCCAGTTCCCGCAAATCACGGTGGCGCTGGAGGAGGAGCCGCTGGACAACCAGCCTTTCAGCTTCTCTGGCGGCCGGAACGACGACGGCGATCACGTCACGACCATGCTCGTGCGGGAAACGGTTGCCATTCGCATTTACTCTCCCGTGCCCGAGCTGGCGCGGGCGCTCCACGTCGTCATTCGCGCGGCAATGATGACGGCTGCGCCGTGGTTGCTCGGCCTGGGCTACTCCGATCTCCAGTATCGGGGCGGCCAGGACATGCAGCCTGATCTTGAGTTGATGCCGGAACTTCTCGGAATCTTCCTTCGGGAACAGAGGTGGTTCACTGTAAGTGAACCTTCAGTCGTGGTAGCATCGGAGGCCGGAGCCCGGCCATTCGTTCACGCCGCAGATGTTACTATCAACGGAGTGGACGGAGGCGTTACCGCCGTCCAGAACGACAGGAGTTAGACGATGCCGACCGGAATCAATGTCAACGGGACTCATACTCGTCGGCCGGGCACCTACGGCAAGTCGGATGCTTCGGCGCTCGGCGGCCGGGAGCTAACCACGAACGTCCTGGCGATTGTCGGGGATTTTCCGTTCTTGGAGCCCGCCGTTCCCACGCTCTACAACACGGCGAATTCGCTGAAGCAGGCGAGCCCCGACTATCTCGTCCAGTTGCTCGCCAAGATCATCTACAACCCGGCAAACGACGACCGCGTGGCAGGAATGCCGGCCGGCGTGCGTCTCGTGAACGCGGCGACCAGCACGCAGGCGTCCCTGGTCCTGGCCGACCCAAGCGGCAGCGCCCTGACCGTCAAGCCAAAAATG